TTATTAAATTTGTAACGCAGCTGTCCAGGACTTACATAGATCAATTCTGTAAAAGCATAGGTACTCCCTTTCTAGATCGGATACCTCATGTACACAGTTTATGGTCTGTACACTCATATGAGAGAGATTATAACCCATTGCATGACCACGGTACGGATACGCAGATGGGCATATCCTTTACAACCTGGACTAAGATACCAAAGCAGATCGAGGACAACAATGAGTTCTCAGCTCAAAACCTATATAATTCTAGTGGCTGTTGTGATGGGTTCTTACAGTTTCACTTTGGTCAAACCAGCATAAGGGGGTTAGAAGAACTAAGACCGCCTCTATGCAAGACCATAAAGCCTGAAGTTGGTAAGCTGATATTCTTCCCATCATGGGCGCAGCACACAGTATACCCTTTTGAGGGTGAAGGAGAGAGACGGACTGTAGCTGGCAATTTAAATATGTTTCCTGCATCCGTAGTGGATGAGTCGGAAAAGAAGCGAATCGTGCTGTAACATAGCTTAAAACGCATTTAAACACCAATTGAGAACAATAGAAGAAGATATACTGAGCTGGTCGAAAGACTTCCTGGAGTTACCGAATGAAGCACTAGGGGGTAAGCCTGTATGTCCATATGCTAAGATGGCTAGAACACACGGACTTTTAAAGATCGTGGTGGAGAGTTCTGCTGATGATTTATTAGAGAGGGTGGTTTACGAATGCAACCACTTCAAAGACTCAGGTAAGGAGATATGTATTATTGCCTGCCCTGATTTATCTGTTACAGGTGATGAACTAGATAATTATACTCACACATTGAACCATGTGTTTGTACCTAAAGATGTATACCTCATGGCGTTTCACCCAGAGGGATATGATGAACCAGTTGAGTTCCTTGAGAATGGAGACTGGGAATCACACAACGAGTTTCTAATGGTTTTAATACAGCCATTTGAAAAACTAGAACAGGCAAGTGCCAATCTAGAAAAGATCGGATTCTATGAGTCTTGGGATAAAGACTACTATGAATCTACAGTAACCAAACGCAAAACATATAGGAGATTATTATGAGAACAATGAAGGGCATGAAGAAAACTGCTAAGAAAAAGAACATGAAGAAGAAAAAGAAGAACATGAAGAAAAAAATGAAAGGCATGATGTAATGTTAACTGACGCACAGAAAACATTGCCTGACTTTTTAAAGAAAAAGATCATGACTTCTAAGAAGAAAAAGAAACCTGGCATGGTAGTTCAGGAAGCTAATAAGAAGTTTATGAAAAATGGCTAAGAAAAGCACAGTTAATAAGGCTGGTAACTACACTAAACCTGGCATGAGGAAAAGAATATTCAATCGAATCAAGGCAGGTAGTAAAGGTGGTAGACCAGGACAATGGTCTGCACGTAAAGCACAGATGGTAGCGAAAGCATATAAGGCTGCAGGTGGTGGATACAAGTAATGGCTTTGAAGAAGTCACAAAAGTCTCTAAAGAACTGGACCAAACAGAAGTGGCGTACCAAATCTGGTAAGCCATCTGCTAAAACAGGGGAGAGATACCTACCTGAGAAGGCTATTAAGGCTTTGACTGCAGCAGAATACGCTGCAACTACTAAGGCTAAACGCAAAGGTACTAAAAAAGGTAAGCAATTTGTTAAACAACCTAAGAATATTGCTAAAAAAACTAGGAGATACAGGTAATGGCACGCAAACCAGACAAAATGCCAGCACGAAACAAGAAAAACTTCAGGCCAACTAAGTCTGGAGCTGGTATGACTGCTAAAGGTGTAGCTGCTTATAGGCGAGCTAACCCTGGTAGCAAGTTAAAGACTGCTGTTACAGGTAAAGTTAAGGCTGGCAGCAAAGATGCTGGTAGAAGAAAGTCGTTTTGTGCAAGAAGTGCAGGACAAATGAAAAAATTTCCTAAAGCTGCTAAAGATCCGAACTCTAGATTGAGGCAAGCAAGAAAAAGATGGAAGTGTTAAGAGGTATATTATGAAAGAAATGCAATTACTAACTGTTGATAATGAAATAGCTACTATTAAAAAGAACAAAGTTGTTAGTCCTGGTTCTAGATTTGATGGTCGTATGGTAAAATCTAATAAAGACATAAAAGAAATATTTGGTATTGATGTTGGTAGGACTGATCTATCTAGATATCAAAAATCTACACCACAAGTACAGCCACAAGCTATGCCACCTAGAATGCCTAACGTACAAGCTAATATGGCACAACCAAATATGGCACAACAACAAGCTAAACCTATGACTCCAAAGAGTATGCAGTCATTGTTGAAAGCTAACTTAATGGGATTAATATAATGACTCACGGTGGAAAAAGAAAAGGTGCAGGTAGACCAAAAGGTGTTGCTATTGGAACAAAAAGAGAACGCCTGGATGCTGAATTAGGCAAAGGTCAAACTACTCCTTTAAAATATATGTTAAACTTATTGAACAACCCACAAGTATCTGTTGAAAAGAAGATGTGGGCAGCAAAGGAGTCAGCACCATATGTACATTCTAAGCTATCATCAGTTACAAATACTCTGCAAGGTGATAATGATAAGCCTGTTGCTGTTACTATTGGCTGGCGAAAAAAGAAATAACATGGAAATATTAAGTGGATTATTAGAACTTTTTAAACCACAACAAACAGAAGGATTAATATCTGGTAAAACTTTTTCACCTGATCCTTTTATTAATAAAGTTATTGAAGCAGAAAGTTCTGGCAATCCTAAAGCTGTATCTCCAGTAGGTGCAAAAGGATTAATGCAAATCATGGATGCTACTGCAGAACAACCAGGCTTTGGTATTAAACCACTAGAAGATCCATTTGATATAAAAGAAAATGTTAGATTTGGAACTGAATATCTATATGCATTGATGGATCGTTATAATGATGATACTACAACAGCTCTTGCAGCTTATAACTGGGGAGTAGGTAATGTAGATAAATGGTTAAAAAAAGGTGGAGACTTTAATGAGCTTCCAAAAGAAACACAAAATTATATAAAAAAAATTACAGAATAGTGGAAATACAAATACCTTATGAACCTCGCCCTTTACAGGAAAAGATTCATAATGAACTAAAAAGATTTAATGTTATCTGTTGTCACCGAAGATTCGGTAAGACAGTATTTGCAATCAATCATTTAATTATGACTGCTTGTGAAATAACAAATTCGAGATTGGCGTATATCGCACCAACTTATCGCCAGGGAAAGGCAGTCGCTTACGACTATTTAAAAGAATATACAGATCCCTTAATGAAACTTGGTGGCAAACGACATGAAACCGAACTGAAGGTTGATCTATGGAATGGATCACGTATACAAATCTTCGGATCGGACAATCCAGATGCTCTTAGAGGATTAGGATTTGATGGAGTTTGTATGGATGAGTACGCCTTGATGTCGCCTAGAGTTTGGACTGAGGTCGTTAGACCTGCAGTTGCAGACAAACTTGGCTATGTAATCTTTATTGGAACTCCCATGGGTCATAACCAATTCTGGGATGTTTACGATTTAGCAAAACGTAGAGGTGGCAAAGATTGGTATGCACAATTATATCGTGCATCCGAAACAGAAATAATAGCTGATGATGAACTTGAAGAAGCTAGGCTTACAATGCCAGAAGATCAGTACGAACAAGAGTTTGAGTGCAGCTTTCAGGCTGCAGTATCTGGAGCTTACTATGGTAAGCAAATACAGAAAGCTGAAAAAGAAAATAGAATTACAGATGTACACTATGATGCAAGTAATGATGTTGAGACCTGGTGGGATTTAGGTATTGGTGATTCAACTTCTATTTGGTTTGCACAAAGAGTTGGAAAAGAAATACATCTCATAGATTATTATGAAAGCTCAGGTGAATCACTTGCACATTATGCAGGTATACTTAGAGATAAAGGTTATAAATATGGTCGCCATGTTGCACCACATGATATAACAACAAGGGAACTTGGTACTGGTAAGTCCAGGCTAGAAGTTTCATATGACCTTGGACTTGACTTTGAAGTTTGTCCTAGGTTAGAAGTAGATCATGGCATTGAAGCTGTGAGAAATAATTTAGATAACTGTTGGTTTGATAAAAATAAATGTAAATATGGTATTGATTGTTTGCGACAATACCGTAAACAGTTTGATGATAGGATGCAGACATTTAAAAATAAACCCCTACATGACTGGAGTTCACATGCAGCAGATGCTTTTAGGTATGGCTGCTCTGTGGATGGACCAACAAGAACAGACTGGACTAAACCAATGAGTGTAGATACAAGATATATTGTTTAAGGATAAATATGGCAAAAGGTAGACCACTAGACGAACACGCAATATCAGGATTGCTTGGAGAACAAATAAGGAACAGTTATGGTTTCTTTGAATCAGAACTTACTCAGTCAAGAAGAAAAGCTAATGAGTATTATTTTGGTGAAGCATTTGGTAATGAAGTAGAAGGTAGATCACAAGTAGTATCTACAGATGTAGCTGATACTATTGAATCTATTTTACCACCATTGCTTAGAATATTTACTGCATCAGATAACATAGTAAGAGTAGAACCTGTAAGCCAGGAAGATGTAGGCATTGCAGAACAAGCTACTGATTATCTTAACCATATTTTTAATAAAGATAACGAAGGCTTTACAACTTTGTATACAATGTTCAAAGATGCTTTGTTACAAAAGAACGGTATATGTAAAGTATACTGGGATAACTCTGAGAAAGTAGAAAGAGAAACATATGAAAAATTATCTGATGATGAGTTTGAAATGCTTATCGCCGAAGATGGTGTTGAAGTTAAAGAACATTCTGAGTACGAAGATGAAACATTTCTGGAACAAAAGGAAAACGCAGAAGAAAAACTAGCAGAGCAACAAGATTCTTTACAAGCATCTATGATGCGCGAGGAACTAAATAAAATTCCTACACCAATGATGCATGATGTTGTTATTACAAGAACACAAACATTTGGTAGAGTTAAGTTTGAAGCTATACCACCTGAAGAATTTTTAATTGAACGCCAGGCTAAATCTTTAAAGGATGCAAACTTTGTTTGTCATAGAGTACCTACATCTCGTAGTGCATTACTTGAAATGGGATTTGATTATGATAAAGTTTATAACTTACCTGTTGAAAATAAAGAGAGATACAATGAAGAACGTAGTACACGATTTTCTC